GGCTGTATGGCGTTTGCGGCGTGAAGGTCGGAATACTAAAGCCGCCCCCGCCTGGTCCTTTACCCATCGACATTGGAAACCTCCTTGTACATGGTGACGTGGCTCGTTTGGTAGCCGATGTCTTTTAGTGTTCGCTGCCAGCCCTTTCGGCCGCTAAGCGTGATGAATTCGGCGTCGAGCTGCCTGGCAAAGTCATCGAGTGACTCATCGAAATCTTTGATCTGTTCTAGGTTGCCCGCCGCTAGGAATATGTGAATGGCTCGCACCTGCGGATAGACGATGAGCTGCGTGACGAGGCAGCTTTCGCTCGCCGGCCAGAACTGCATCAGCCCCTCATCGACTGCTTCGACCACGTCCTCGAACGTGTGCGTGCCGCCGCTAAGGTCTAGCGCTGACTGCAGCAAAATCCGGTAAGGCATCATTGCCTCTAGGCTGGTCTTTGCGCTCATCGCGTCATCTACATTCATAATGCCGTCGCTCCTAAGTTGCCGCTGTTATCGACCGTGATCGAGTAGCGCGTGCCGTTGGGCGATTTCAGAATCAAGCGCGCGTCGCCCACTTCCACGTCTTGATTGCGCTTGTGGTTGAGTTGGTCGGCCTGCTCGATCAAGAGATTCATCTGATTGATCTGCTTGGCGTCGTACTTTTCTGTTGCGTTAGGCAAGATCATCGTGCGCTCCCTGGCACAACATCGAGTTTCATCGTACCGACCCGCCAATCCGTTGCGACGTTACCGACGATCCGCATCGCTACTTCCCTACCCTGGAACCGCACGCTCGTTGGGTTCGCCATCGTGTATGGGCCGTGACTCGACTCGCTGGCGTTCGGGTAGTTGCGCGTCTTAAACGTCGCCTTAACGTCGCCCTGCGTTTTTTCATCGGGGATCAACGTGCGGGCAACCATCAATCGATCGCCCTGTCCGAGCAGCACAGGTCCACTCTCAACGAATACGGTCGCATCGTCGTAAGAGAAACCGACTTCATGCTCGTAAAGGTAGCCATCCGCGCTTACGTAGTTGGGGTAGATAAACTCGCCAACGTCGGCGGCGGCTGTGCGCGCGAGCTCACCGATGGTCCAGTAGTTTTCGCGGTAGTTCCAAGCGACGTAGCGATTGCATTCGGTCGAGTCGCTTGATGGGTAGAACCACCAGCACTCGCTAAATTTGCTGTTTAACACGCCGTACACTTTCGATCGCTGCGCGTCGTTGATGTCGTTAAAGACAAAGTCGCCCACAGCGCTTGGCAGAGCTCTCACGCCGCCGTCGTAAATGTGGAATGAGTTAGTACCCATCCAGGCTGCAAACGTGTCAGCGCGCACTACAGCGTTCGCTGAGGCTACGCCGCAGCCAGTGCCCACGCGCTGAAAAGAAAAGACAAAGGGCGGGCCGGTGTAACGCGCGACGTGCGCGTCCACGTTAGTCAAGATGAGCGTTTCTCCGCGCATCGATTCGGCGGTGATGATGTTGCCGCCCGTTGCGAGCGTGAATCCGCCCGCCTGGTTAGTCGCTGCGGCCGTCCAAGTTGTATTGTCTTCCTGATCGCACCACTCAACCCGGTTGCCTTCTCCGCCAGCTCCCAGCGCGAATATGAATCGCTCGTCAGTGCTGATGATCGCCGTGTTGCTTGTTGGCGCGTTTGTAATCACCGCGGCTGCGGTCGATGTGTTGTTCTGCCATTCGTAAATCTTGCCGTCCGACGTTGAGCAGCCGACCAAGTATTGGCCCCAGGTGTCGAGCGACCAGGTTGTGGCCGGCGTGTATGGCCCGGTGTCTGGCCTTGGCGTGCCCCACTCGTTTGCATTCCAAGTGAGCGATCCCCAGCCGAGGTTTTGCACAGCGTCAGCCGCGCCGGCAGTAAAGCCAACGGGCGTGATGTCATGCACAGTGTTCGACTCATCAATGACGTACAGCTTGCTATGCGTTCCTGCGGCCGTGCGGCGGTTACCAGCATTGTCGCGATACGTTATCAACGCACGGCATACCCCTGTCATCGCGCTGCTTGTGCGCGTTCTCCAGCCGCCTACTGGCTGCATGCTGCCCTCGTACCAGCGAACGAGGTTCGCGTCGTTCCACGAGTTTGCTTGCTGCAAGTTGGTGCCGTTCTTCACGACGCCTGGCGGGATGTCGAGTGCAATCAAAGCCATAAGCTAGTAGCTCCAAATCGCGGGAGACGGCCGATCGGGGTCCGTATCCAAATGAATGAATCGACCACCCCCTTTTTGGTTAACGCCGATTCGTTTTATTCCATGACGTAGCGCGACCTCGATCACGCGTAGCGCTTGCTCGCCGGTCACCGCAATGTCCGCTGCGTAGCCGGCAGCGTGCGAGCCAGGCTTCTCTTTGCGCGCCTCGATGGGGTGTTCCGGGCATCGATAACCGCTGCTAATCAAAAACGGGAAGCCGCACTCGTCGCGGATGTCATCGAGTTTTTCGGTGAACGAAGACTTGATGCCCTGGTTGCCACAGTGCTGGCATCGAAACTCGTCAGAATGGAAGTACTTCACTTCGCCACTCCCTTAATTTTTTCGACTCCGCGAATCCCAGACATACCGAGCATGCCGAGCATCACCGGGTAAAGCAGGTCACTGTTCACTGGCGGCATCTTGAACCACACACTGAGCAGCGGCTGCGCAATCACGTTGTAAGCAAGCCCGATCCAACAAACATGGCCGATGGCCGGGCGCCAAGATGACTGAAACCAGTTGCCTTGTGCCTCTTGCTTGTTGAGCTCTATCTGCGCGAGGGCTTGCTCTTGCGCGTGGCGCTCGGCGAGCGTCGATAGTTCAAACGCGATGCGCTGCTTCTCGCTTGCATCGGGGATGAACTTATCGAGCAGCGACGTTGCTGCTGGTATCAGCTCGCCGAGTATTGCCATTAATTCACCAGTTCGATCTGCGGCTCTTCTTCCTGCTCCGCGACCGATTGTTTAATACTGTTCGCATAGGCGTTGATCAGCACATGCAGTTCTTGTTTCTGCATGTCTAATCTGCCTAGCTCGTTCTGCAGCTCCATAATCCTGCCGACCTGCGCTTTCGCTTCATCGTTTAGGTCTTCAATCCGAATGTCGCTGCCATCAATCACTATGTTTTCCACCGCTCGCTCCTAATCCTTCTCTGCCAATTTGGCATTCCACAAGTTGAATAACTCTTGCACCTTGGCCTCGGTCACAGACGATCTGTTCTCGATAATGCCAAGCGTTATCTTTATTTCGTTTAGTTCGTTTCGTATCAGCCGGATCTCTTCGAGATCGGTTTCGATCGTGTCGATGCGGGCAAACTGTTCAACGTCTGCCTGGAGTAGACCCTCTTTGGGCCAGGTGACTGTGAAGTCAGTGTTGCGGGCCACCTCGACAGCTTGCATCTGCTGCGCATGCTCTAGCTGAGTTAGCCTGGTCGTGATCGTTACGTATGCGGTCGTTGCCATGACGAGCCCAGCTCCCATAGCAATTAGATTTCTTAACGGGATCGAGATGACGCTCTCGCTGCTGATTTCGGTCATTGTCCATACTTCACCAACAATGCCACTGCCGCGCTAAAGACTATCCACGCAGCTCGCTCCCAAATTATATTTTTACCGCCCAGCTTGCTGAGCGAGTTTTCTATGTTGTTAACTCGACCCTCGATGTGATCGAGTCTGAATTCGTGTCTCTCGAACTTGCTATTGCCGGCGGAGAGACGCTCGTCGTAGCGCGCCATCGTTGCTACCAGTACATCGAGTTTCTCGTCTAGCTTATCTAAGCGGTTGACGAGTTGTTGGAGCAGCGCGTTTTCCATTTACTTCTTCGCGTGCCCGACATTTAACGCAAGCGCATCAATGACCGGCTTGAGGTACTTAGCGATGAACTCGTCATCCTTAGTCGTTGGCGTGACTGCTGCAACCGCAGAGGCCAGCGTAACGACAGCGGTGAAGATGTTTATGACAGTCCAGAGGTCGATCATTACCAAGGCACTCCGTTAGCTTGAGTTGGGTTCTTGTCGCTTTCAATCTTGGCTGCAAGCGATGCCTCGATAGCGTCTTGGTCAACACCATTAGCCCAGCACCATCCTAGTACCTGAGACTCCGTGAGATCGTCATAAGGCGTGAAGTCGGAAGCAGATGCGTCATAGGTAAAGCCGCAAGTGCCGTAGCTAGACGCAGAGTAGTCTCCGTCTACATCAGTAGCTCTCCAGTGTGCGACGAAAACGCCCCCGTCAGATAGCTCGCGTTCAAGTGTAGATATGACCCATTGTGTTGCCATTAGTTAGCTCCTTGTGACTCAAGGTGAGCCGCGTATGCGTCTTTACAGGCTTGTGTAAAAACTGTGGTGCAGATCGCTGATACGTCAGAGCCTTCTGAAGACAAGTCAGCATCTGGCATGACTACGTGACGATGGAAAGACCGTGATATCTCTTCGCCATCACGACTGATTACTGTTGCGGTTCTTACTTGTACACAAGACCAAGAACCTTGATTAACGACTTCAATCTTGTCGTTTAGTGTTGCTTCTGATAAAGCCATATTTTTTCTCCTTTTGTTGGACTGTCCGTCTCAAGATCCACTTGAGATAATTAAGATGTAGTTTCAAAAGCTATCGTTATATCTATTTTTGTTCCGCTACCAATATAGCTAGAAGAATTTATTAAGGCGGTTCCGCCTGTGGAATAAGCCTCTATTCTTCCAGTAGTCAGAGACCCGTATAATCTTCCGTACCATCCATATACTGCTGATGATGCGGATTGAAGTCTTATAGTGATTGGGTATCCTTCAATCGCACCAGATTTTGCGGCAAATGGTATATTTCCGAATTGAAGCGCATACGAAGCACCAGCACCTGACGTGCCAGTAACCGAATAACCGAAATGCACTATCACTTGTTGTCCGATTTTTGTATATGAGCCGTAGCTGCTAGATGTGCTGACAGTGCCACCTGACTCAATATCAATAGATGGAATAAACGTCCCTTCCTCATAATCGTCCAGCTTGTTCGCTGCGGCTGTGCCGCCTATGTAAGCACCGCCTGACAGGTAGAGGTCACGGAATCTTTTTGTACTTGACCCCAACGTAGCTAAATCGTCAGTAGATGCTCCGGCTGTATCGCAAGGCTCGATAAACGTATGGCCTGAGCTATATCCAAAAATAACGCCGCCAGTGTTGTTGTTTCCAATTGTTAATACAGTAGATTTAGCGCCAATAAAGCCGACGCCGGTTCCCGCTGAGTTAAACGATATCAGCCCACCGTCTGTACCATTTCTTACGCTTAAAGGGTTAGTCGTTGATTTAGTGATAAGTACTTCGTTTGAACGGATTTCAACGCCTTCGGTTGCGTAGTCGCTTGCGCTTTTCCCAACCAGCAACTTGCCGTTTTGGTCTATTGTAGCCGCCTGAGAAATACCGCCAGCGTAAGTCCAAAACTGAAGTTCACCTATGCCTGATCCTGACTTTCCCCCTGTGATTCTTGCGTAATCCGTAGAACCGTCAGTTGTAAAGTTTAAACTTGATAGCCCACTGTCAACTAAATTCAAATCGCCAGAGGAATCGATGATCATGGCTTCTGTAAGAGTATTTGTACCAGTAGGGCAAGTATCAAATCTGATGTACCCGCCTTGTGCTGAAGTAGCGTTCTGCCATATTGTTATGCGACCTAAAGTGCCTTGATTAGATGCACCAATCAGATTTAGACCAGCAGTAGCAACATCTAACTCTTGGGTTACTCTGATTGTTCCGTCGCCACTAGAAATGTCTAGTGTATTACCGGCAGCAGGCGCAGTACCAATCCCCAGCGACTCTGCCGAAGCATCCCAGAAGAGCTTCGCAGTCGTGCCAGTGTCTTCGTAGAAGCTGATGTCTCCGTCCGCTGCGATTTTCTGACGTAACTTTTGGGTACTTCCAGTATAAAATAAATGATCGCCGTATCCGTTGCTGTCTGTTGAACGAGGCTGATAAACTAAAGACCCAGCTAAATCAAAAGGCGCTGTTCCTGTTCCGTCAGCCCGCATAATATAGGCATCTGAAGCGGTTGCACCAAAAGCGGAAGCTCCACCATCAATAGTAAGATTGTCAGTAGTCACCGTCCCGGTTACGTCGATGCCTGTGGAGGTTGCAGTTAAGACTGTGTTCGTGCTTGCTCCATTTTGAACAGCTAACTCAAGTTGCCCTACACTATTAGGATAAGCGCCTGTTGTCGTAGCTTTTGCACCAATCATTGCTAGCGAACCATCTGCGCTAGTCGCTAAACGCAATGTGGAATACTCGTTGTTAGCGTCTCCAGCTTTTAGGTTGAGTGCCGCTGGTGAGGCAATTGATGTACTGGCATCGCTACCATCAATAACAATGTTTCCAGCAAATATATTGCTAGTACCATCATGATAAATCTGTAAGTCAGAGCCAGCGCCGAAGATGGCTTTTTTGTTATCTCCAAATGCAGCGTGATCAACGCTTGCCAAATAAACATCAGTAAGCGCATCCACTACGGCAGCGCCGGCCCCGGCGCCGTCTGAATAAACTATCTTCACTGCGCCGGTCGGGATCGTGACCGTGCCGCCAGAGCCCTGGGCGATGGTTATCGATTGGGAGCCAGTTGTAGCGTTCTCGATAATCCAAAGTTTGCTGACGGTGTTAGGGCCAAGCGTGACCGTGCGCGTCGCAGTCAGAGATCCCGCAGACGTGATCTTTAAATAGAGCGATCGAGTGCCGTCGCTGGTGCCGTCCGGCATTGTGAACGTCTCATCCGAGTCAGCCGCGAGCTGCTTAGTGCCATAGCTGAACGCCTCAGCGATTTGCGAAAAAGCTGAGTTAACCTTGTTGCCCCAGGTGCCACTGTTTTCGCCGGTCGCCTGTTCCTCGACGCGAAGGTCATTTAAGTACGTGGATGCCATTCCCTAACTCCTATGCAGCTTCCGACCAATCTGTCGAAGCGCTTGTTTGATTTGTCCATGTTTTTGTAGCCGCTGCCTGATCGCTCCAGCTTGTCGATGCATCGCCTTGTGAATTCCACTTAAGCTCGCCACTAGCAGTAACCGTAGAGACAGCACTGATACTTGCAGCGCCGTCTTGCACTTTGCCGCCGATGGCGGTGAAGGTAGATGTGGCAGTGATCGTCGCAGCGCCCACCGCAACGATTTGGCCAGACGCCGTAAAGCTCGAAGCGCTCGTGGCACTAGCGCTGCCGGTGTGGATTCGTTCGCTGTCAGCGGTGAAGGTTGAGCTTGCTGCGATTGTTGCTGAGCCTGGGTGGACTCGCGACGCGGAGGCTGTGAAGGTTGATGCTGCCGCGATAGTCGCGCTACCAGTTCGTACTCGCGTCCCAGCACTTGTGAAGCTCGACGTACTACTTCCTGCAGCGGTTCCTTGTTGGACGCGTTCGCTATCCGCAGCAAATGCTGAGCTCGCCGCGATAGTCGCGGAGGCGTCTTTGTATGACCATTCGCCATATCTGCCAGCACTCCAAGCACCATATCCAAAGCCCGTCGGTTGCGTCATCAGTCGAGCGTAATATCCAGATCACCAGCCGGGATTCGGAACACGTCCCCGGTATCGATTGTTTTGTTTGCCGCGAGGCTTGCGTAGGCCAGCATGTTGCCGCCGCTCGATGCGTCAAGGATTGCAACAGCCACAACGGTGCCGTAGCCGGCGGTCGCA